ATTAGAATATTTATATGAAATGAAAAAGGGAATATCAAAGGTAAAAGGTGGTATCAATGTTCTTTATGAAATGAATTATCCTAGTGAGATAATAGAAAATACTATTTGTCAATAGAATTCGTTAATAAAATAAATAATAAAATATATGTGAATAGTAATAATGTCATTTTTATCCGATATTTTTAACCCTACATTACTAATATTTCTTGGAATCACGTTACTAATAATTGCTCTACTAATTGTTTATTTTGAAGGTAAAATGAGAGAACAAAATCATAAAATTTCTTCTATGTTAAGTCTTGTTTCATCTTTAGCAGAAGAGACAAATATGATTAAATTTCATTTAAATCATGCAAATATGAATGTTTATCAGGCGCAAAATAATTCATTAAATAATAGTATTCCATTTACACAAGGAATTAATTTAGAAGAAAAACTAATTCACGTATCTGATGACGAAGATGATGAAGATGATGAAGATGATGACGAAGAAGATGATGACGAAGAAGATGATGAAGATAATGATGAAGATGATGAAGATGACGAAGAAGATGATGAAGATGACGAAGAAGATGATGATGATGATGATGATGATGATGACGAAGTTATTAGTAAAAATTTTACTTTAAATGAATTAAATGAAAATGATATCAAAGTATTAAATTTAGAAAACTTAAATAACAATTTTGACGACATTGATGATGTCGCTGACACCGACGATGATGAAGACAATAACGATTTAGAAGATATTGATTTTAATCAATTATCTGACAATGAAAATGATGATGAAAAAATGCAAGATAATATAAGAAATGATTTAAAATCAATAAATATTTCAAATTTAGAAGAACAAGTAGAAAAAAAAAATAAAAATATAGAAGTTATTGATTATAAAAAATTATCATTGAACAAATTGAAATCTATTGTTTTAGAAAAAGGACTAGTTACTGATTCTTCAAAATTAAAGAAACATGAATTATTAAAATTATTACTCAATGATGAATAAATTACAGATTATATCTTATAATAATATACTTATATTATATATTATAAGATTATATGTCCTGGGCAGTTTGTTATTCAGGTTCCAATAATGTTCATTTTAATTTTCCTCCAATAATGTCTGATGGTCGCAATTATGCATCATGGCAGCCTGATGCAGTAATTAATAAACGTATACAACAACAAGAAAATATTCAATCTAATTGGTCATATCGTCAATATTTACAACAAAATGGTTTGCAGATAATGAAATATAATTCAATGGAAGCTTGTTATGATTTAGGGTTAGATCCTCATACAGAAACTAATACAACCCCTTCCACTAATGTTCCTCATACATTTAGAAATATATATGACACGAATACCCCTGGATATGGGTATTCCAATAGTGATTTAAAAAACCCTTATTTGTCTAGAGAACAATTAAATGCAAGAATGATTGCACCTGTTATCAACCCGTCACATTATCAAAATCCACTACCAAACCCTTAAAATCCTAACAATTTAAATCATAATAAATACATAAAGAATATATCTAATTCTTTATGTATATGTGTAGTCGTATTCTATCCATAGATGTTGGTATAAAAAATTTAGCATTTTGTCTTTTTGAAAAACATGCAAGCTCAAATCATTTCAATATTGCAAAATGGGATATTATTAATTTATCACAAGAAGATGAAATATTAAATTGTCAATGCCTTGAAAAAAATGGTACTAAATGTAATAAACCTGCAAAATACACACTGAATGATACATATTTTTGTTTGAAACATTCAAAAAAACAAGATTATCAAATACCAACAAATGAACTAAGACCAAGTTTTATTAATAAACAAAAAATTCAAAAACTTATTGAAATTGCGGATAAATACAATATTCATTATGAAAAACCAATTAAGAAAAATGATTTATTGTTTAAAATAAATGAATATATAAGTAATAAATGTTTCAAAGAAATTGTATCAACAAATGCATCTCAAATAGATTTGATAACAATTGGTAGAAATATAAAAAACAAATTCAATAAAATTTTTTCAATAGAAGATAAAATCAATTATGTTTTAATTGAAAATCAAATAAGTCCGATAGCCAATCGTATGAAAACAATACAGGGAATGATTGCACAATATTTTATTATGAACAATAACACTGAACACATTGAATTTGTTTCTTCAATCAATAAATTAAAACAACCAACAGAAAAAAAGAAAAATTATGAAAATATTGTGTTACAAGAATTTGAAGATACAAAAACTAAAATTAATGATTACAAATCTAGGAAAAAACAAGGAATCTCAAAATGTTTAGAGATTTTAACAACAGATCATCGTTTTGACAACCAATTAACTTATTTTAATACGCATAAAAAAAAAGACGATTTGTCTGATTCTTTTTTACAAGGTTTATGGTTTATTAGCAATAAACAATTGTAATAAAAATGTAGATAAATTATTAAATAATATAATATTTAATTCGTATTACTTAAAATTAAATGTTCTTATTAAATCAATAATGAACGATATAATTGAAATTTCAGAGTTGAACTTGAATACAGAGAATGATTTTAAACAAACGAAACCAACTAATTTTGGCGGTGGTTTAGAATTTTTAATGAACGATAAAATTAAGGAGAGTAATAAAACTACAAGTGATATAGATTTAGATGACTTAAATAATTTAGAAAATGAATTAAATGAATTGGCCGAAGATTTACCATCTCATAGTTTCAAATCAAAATCAGATATATTTTCTTCTAACTATGGTAATAGCAATAATAATTTTAATATAGACGATTCAAATAATTTTTCAGGAGGTGTTAGATTCAACGATGAACCAAGTATTGGTTTAGGTGCATCTGCAGCAGAAAATTTAGATGATGGAAAAACTTGGGATGGTTATGGTAAATTCAATAATGTACCTTTAAATCCTGATAAAAATGTATCATCTACTTCATCTGGACCCCAATTATCAAAAGAAGAGTTATTAAGAGAAAAATTCAAATATTTAAGAAAGTTGGAAGGGTTGGAAAAGAAAGGAGTTGAACTATCAAAGAAATACAACATGGAATCTTCTTTAGCAGAAATGATGGGGGAATATGAGACCATCATGGAAGAAAAAAGTAAACAAAATTCTGTAAAATTCCAAGGAAATATGTTAATGGCTGCTATTAACGGTATTGAATTTTTAAATAATCGTTTTGACCCTTTTGATATTAAATTGGATGGTTGGAGTGAGCAAGTAAATGAAAATATTAATGATTATGATGAAATATTTGCTGAATTATATGAAAAATACAAATCGCGAGCATCTATGGCTCCTGAATTGAAATTATTGTTTCAATTAGGTGGTAGTGCTATGATGGTTCATTTGACAAATACAATGTTTAAGAGTGCAATGCCTGGAATGGATGATATTTTACGTCAAAACCCTGATTTAATGCGTCAATTTCAAAATGCTGCTGTAAATTCTATGGCGCAAACCAGTCCAAATTTTTCGGGATTCATGTCAGGAGTGATGAACCCAGAAATACATATGGGTTCAGGAAATGGACCACCTCCACCAATGGCTACTCAAGGTCCAAATGCAGTTCCTCCTCCAATGGGTAGACCGGGCAACAATAATTTTGCAAATAGACCTGACTTAAATTTAGGTCGTAGTAATTTTGTAGACGATGGTATTAATATGAGGGAAAATTTTCAACGTGGCGGCGCCAGCACTTCTGGACCAGGATCTGTGGATTTTCAAGAGAAATCTAGAAGACAACCTAGAGCAGAAATGAAGGGACCAAGCGATATTTCAGACATATTGTCAGGATTAAAAACCAAGACAATCAATATTCAAGAACAATCAACACAGCAAAGTCAACCACAACCTATGATTAATAACAACAATAATACTAATGGAAATAGTACAATTAGTATTGAAGATTTAAAAGAATTACAATCACAATCAGATTTAAACATTCCCAAACGTAGTAGGAGGCGTCAAAAATCTGCTAGTAATACAGTAAGTCTGGATATTTAGAATATAATCAATTTTTTTCAATTCCTACTACTTTGGCTATTTTCTTAATGATTTTGGTATCTTTTTCATAATCATTATCTCCTTTACCACCCATGGCTTCATATACGATTGTGTTATATTGACTGTTTTTTTTTGAATCATATTCATCACAATCTGGGTATTTCTCTCTGAATGCCTTGAACAAGCAAATATTTTTATGAGCTATGGTACGAATTGCTTTACGCAATTTTTTATTCGCTTCATCTTCCTTTTCCCAAATATTATTTTCTTTTACATACATAACCTCTCTTTTTTGATCTGTGCAATGAACAGGTCGTTTCTCTACTTCTAACGCTTGTAAATTTTTGATGATTATATTGGATATTCCTTCAATATAACCAACCTTTCCTACATTTTCCAAGTCGGATACTTGCAATTTAACAGATTCTATAAAATCACTAATATTCATGGCGTCTTTACAAGTCTCATTTAAAAAAAGTTGTAAATTAAATGTTTTATTATGAGAGTTTATATTGTTGTTAATAGTATTATTATTAGTATTAGTTCCATTTTTTACGATTTCCATAAGTTCTTTATTTTGATTTATCAACATAAGTATTAATTTTTTATCAGTTATAATATCATCATCTTCTTCATGATTATTATCATTATTATTAATTGAAGTTATTGCTTTACACTTTTGTTTATGTTTCCATAATCCTGACGATGTTTGAAATTCTTTATTACATTTTTCACATATACATAATTTATAACCGTGCTCTTTTTGCTCTTTTTGCTCTTTTTTTACTTCCATTTTGTTCCAATTTGCTTCCTCTAAATGTTTAGATGTCGTTAAATGTCTATCCCAGTTGAATTTTTTACAGCATACAAAGTGACATTTGTCACAATAGTATTCCGACGTGCTCGTTTTTGCTCCTTTTTTATTTCCTAAAGTTTCCATTTATTTCCATTGAGAAAAATATTTAAGTATTTATAAAAAAA